TATTAGACATTCGATCAGCAATTGCATTACGCCGGTCTTCCTCAAGGGCAAGTGCGTCAGCTTCAGCCTGGCGGTTGTAGTCTTTCATGGCACCGTACTCTTGTGCGGCGGCGGCAATAGCTTCGTTGCCCGTCATGTTTGCACCAAGGGCACCAAGGCCAGCTCCTGCCATACGCATGTTGCCTTCGCCCATCATATTGATCTTTTGGCGCGGAACAGCGGGAAGCCTTGTGGATCCACGCATGTTTCCACCCTGTTGTTGTTGGGCTAGGATACCAGATTGGGAAGTTGGCTGGGAGCTGTTGGTGAGAACACCTTGTCCTTGGGGGAAACTATTCAAGTTACCTCCACCAACCATTGTGCCTCTTTCATCCATTTCTGAATAGGTTTGGACCATATTGGGATTCATCAATAGTCGATCTTGGTAAGATGGCTTGAGGGTACGTCTATTGCGGAATTCTACTACTGCTTGTTGATCCGGAAAAGTTAAAAGACTTTCTGGGCCGCTGCCGTCCATGCGAAGTATGGGCTGGTTCATGAGAATGCCCCCTTAAATTGGCCAAAGGCATTTGGATTTTGATTTGCAAACCCAAAGCCACCTTGGGCTCCAAATATCCCAGCTTGAAGTGGGTTGGCATTGTTGATTTCATACTGATTAGATGTGGTTGGGGCCGCGCCGAGCTGTGCAGACATATAATTATTATATCTGTTATAATCGAAGTCTCTTTGGTCCTCAAAACGTGAACGATTGTCATTTAGTCGGGCCTGGTCGAAGCCTTGCAACTGGTTACCGGCAGTCATTCCAAAATCACCACCAGAGGTCATTGTAGATATACCTTGGTTATAGGCATCCATAATTCCACGGTTTGCAGCGCCAGCATTCGTGTACTGCCCTGCCGTGTTGTTGAGTAGGTTGCCTTGGTTATTTAAAGCGGATCCCGTGCCGGCGAGGTTCATACTGGCAGACGATAGGTTACCACCAGCGGCACCAAGGGCGTTACCAGAGTTCGTTAGGGCATTGCTTTGGTCAGCAAATTGACGTGCCTGGGATGCCAAGCTTCGATCAACCAGGTTGTTCTGGATGCCAACACGGGTGTCAGTAAGACGATCGTCGTATGCTCGATTAGCAACGGCAGCTTGGACACCGGCTCGGCTTGAGTTCGTGTTGCCACTGCCTTGAGCGGCCATGTCGATACCTGTTAACGTCTGTTCCTCAAGCTGGCGGCGTGGATCTCGCATGGCAGCGTCAGCAAGGGGGTTGGCGTTGTCCATTGCGTACTGATTAGCAATGCCTAAGCGGTCACGCTTTGCCTCATCAGACAAGGTTTGGAATTGATTATAGATGCCCTGATTTTGGTTGTATAAAGATTGGTTCTGTCCGTAGAGGTCTTGGTTTTGACCAGCTAGTCCGGCGCCTTGGCCGTATAGATCTTGGGACTGAGCGCCCAGCGCCATATTACGGTTGTAGAGATCTCGAGAGTTCGTGCCAAAGGCAGAATTATTCTCGTACATATTGTAGCCGTTGTTGACCATTGCCGAGCCAGCGGATCCCATCTTATCAATAACATTTGTCTGATACTGATTAGGTCCAGCGTAGGTATCTCCCTGGTAGGCACCTGTGTTGAGAGTATTATTAAAGGCGGTACTGCCACCAGCTAAACCAGCGTCAACATAGGGCCTATACTGGTTGTAAGAGGCCATGTTGTTTTCATTTGCTGTGTCAGTGGCACGGCCTTGCTTGTTAGCGTTGTATAGCCCGACTCCTGCACCTAAGACAGCTGCGCCTATTGCAAATACCATTTAAGATCCTACTCTTTTATTATTCTTTTGATTGTTCTCAATGAAATCGTTCATCCGAGAGAGGTCGGGTTCTTCCAAACCGATAGCCTCGTATGTGGGGCTAATGACCTCATCCCATATTGGGTCTAAATTATCTTCACCGCTGGTCGCTGTGAGGTGGACACAAACCAGGATGGAATCCTCTAAGATATGAAAAGCTCTTTTAACTCCAGCCGGTGACACGAAAGTCATAGGGCCAGTTAATGTGCGCTTGCCACCATCCTCAGAGACAACTGTCATCGTACCCTTCATCAGGAACGTGAGGTGGGCTTTTTTATGGATAGCACCTACAACCACCATACCTTTGGGCATGAACATTTCGCGCGCGTAACTATAGCAGCCATAATCAGGGTCTTTAGGTGTCCAGTGATGTTTTAAAGGGGCCTTGTCTCTATCGTCAGGTATCTCGCCCTGGTCGATGCCGTGTAGAAATAAGGTTTGGAATTCCATCAATGACTGACGGATCTGTAGATCCTGTTTCATCAGTTACACTGCGCGTAAGTTAGGCCAGAAAAGCTTGTAGTTCCTGACAGAGAAACCCAGGCGCTGCCTGAGTAAACCACTAGGCCAGTGAAGCCATTGTTAAGGGGGTTCCAAGGGCTGGTGGCATATCTTACCATGCCCTTTCGGGGAGCGTCAGGTGGGCGATCAGTAACCTGGACACTTGCCTCAGCTAAAGAATTAATGGAGATCTCAAGGTCGTCTAGCTCTTGCTGGAGATATGCGGCTACAAATTCAGTCTCTAAGCTGGGTAGTCCACGTCGGACATATTTAACGATGAGGGTATTAAGCTTGTCACTTAGGGCCAATGGTTATCTCCCATAAAACTTAGTTGTGAGCGTGGGATCAGGCTGATCAAAAAGGTACCAACAAGCGTTGTCTTTACCACTCTGGTTGTCGAACCACTTGATGCGGCCAATGGATACAATCTTTCTTAGGCGGGGCATGTAAGGTATTGACTGTTTGGTGTGGATCCAATCGGCATCGAAGAGGAGCCAGGTGGGTGTCCCCAGGTCAGTGAAGTACTCAATCATGGGGTGTAGGATATCGCGGTTCCAGGGGGGGTTAGTAATGATAAGATCAGCTCCACCTAAATCTCGCTCATCTAAGGCGAGGGCATCTTGTTTCTCAATGTTTATGGACTGAGGCGCTATGTCATAAGCACTGGTACAAGTTAGGCCCATTGCTACCAGAGCGTTGATCAAAGCACCGTCACCGGCACATGGCTCACAAAATGATTGCTCTTCTTGGATGAAGGGCCACAATGGATTAACTGCGTCTGTTGGCGTTCTATAGAAATCTCTCTCTACACGCTCAAAGCTTGATCGTTTGCCCATGTGTTGCTCTCCTGGGAATTTACCTCTTGCCGGTAATTACAACGTCAATGTCCATGCCACTGAAGCTGAAGTCTTTACGGTTGTTAGGGGCGGCATTGTGCGAGACACTTAGCCGGTAATCGAGATAACGGCCTGACAAGCGGGTATCGATTTTATATTCTGTGGTGCTATTGAACTCTACGTTAGTCGCCCCTGCTTCATCCAACGGACCACCGATTGGTGCAATGTCGCTGGCTTGGAAGGCAAAGCTAAATATTGAATCACTGTTGGTGGTTGTCAGCTGTGGTAAGATCTTATTAATATTCTTGTAGCCATCCAAAGATACGCCAAGTTCATCTAGGTCTAGACCTCGGCGCTCTAGGTAGGGCAGCTTTGATTGACCAACATCGAAGGCCGAATTGATAGAGCCAGTGTCGATGAGATCAATGCCAAATAACTTAGAGTTACTTAAAGGCGTACCTTGCCCTCCAACGTATGCTTTAGCTAATACTAAAGGGTGACGGGTGAAGGGGCTGTCCTGGTCTTTATAGCTGCCACCCAGGTACTGATACTGTGTGCTTTGGCTGGCGTAAGTTGCCGTGGTGTTTATGTTGGCCTCAGTCCCGCTAACTACATTAGGGAGATCCTGGAAGGACCAAAGATCTTCTCGGTAGTTGTAAACAGCGGCACGGTTACATGCATCTACACCAGGGCCTGAGATGCCAAAGCCGATCAAGTCGTCCTGGCTGTTATAACAAAAGTATAACTCTTCTGTTTTACTGTTGTGCATCACAAAGCATACATCTGTTTTACTGTTGTCTAGGCCACTAAAGATGTAATCTCGGACACGCCCATCACAGATAGACTGCCTAGTGTTGCCATCGGTTACATAGATGTCATTCCTATCGAAAACGTAATGCTTGTTCTCTACCTCAACGACGCAATTTGTGGACAAGGCCCCTGCATCATCAAAGACTTTCTTAAACTGAAAAATGAAACTACCGCCAATAAAGCTTTGGATCCAGACCTGGTCTTTAGAGTAGATCAGGAAGTTGGCACCCAAGGTGGCCCCATCAACTATAGGTGTCTTCATCTGGACTAGGTCGTTGAAACCCGCACTGTTAGTAAGATCAGCTGCATCCCAGGTACTTGGTATACTGTTGGCCACCACGGGGTCACTGAAGCGTACACGGTTAGGAAATACGGAGCTGCCTTCTGTCATGCCTAGGGCCAGCAAGAAATCACCATAAGATCTTATGACAGTGGCTTTGTGGTTAGACGGCCAGTTGGCTAGGGCAGTAAAATTAGTGTTACCAGGCGTTCTGGCCACAGGGACTGTGTCTGATCTATTGCAATAGACAACATCAGCCAGGGTAGTCGCAGAAACTACGGCGGTGCTATCGGCTGACAATGAGGAGTTAAAGCGCTGGGCGCCGGTACCATTTGTGAACTCATAAAGATCAAAGGTGTTGTCTACGACCAGGATGGTGTCATAGGTAGTGGCACTGGCTAAGGCATAGCAAAACTGGGGGGTGTAACTTATGTTGTCAGATACTGATCTAAAGACGGGCCCAGCTGAGACATTACCATTATTAAAACGAACATTCTTAGCACGGGTGAAAGCCGTGATTGGCAGATTGTAGCTACCAACATCAGTTATAACGCCAGTAGCCCCCAACCCGCGCACAGGTAGATTGGTCATGCGCTATTCCTCTCTAGGCGTAAACGTCAAACTTCAAAAGCCAATTAACGTCATTAGCAATATTAATGGAGTTGCCATTGGTCTTAGACATGATGGTAAACCCAGACGCATTAGTTCCTATACGGTAAGTAATGTTGACCAAATCAAAGCCTATAGTGATGCCACTTTGAGCATTATACTGGGTGTCACTGCCACCAATGAATACTCTGTCTTGCTGTGAGTATCCGTTGTTTGCGCTGTCAGCGACAGCATACGCCACAAGAAACTTAGGAAGCCTAGACACACCACCAACCCTGTGATCAAGGTTCTCTGTAGCTCCTACATTTGGGAAACGGGCACCGCCATTGGCATTTACTGTTTTCACAAGTTTTGGGATCGCATCTATTTGCGTCTGTAGTGAAGAGAGCACCCCGTCCAGGGTGTCAAACTCAGTAGATGTGACGCCAGTGGCACGGAGATCTTTGGCGTAGTTTAGGTCATCCACTGTGCCCGTAAATCCATCGAGTGCGTTGAGCTCAGTGTGGGTACTATTGACTGCACCGGTCACGCCTGGGAAGGATGCTTTGATTGTACTCTTGATTAATCTCATGTGGTCATCAGCTTGGGCAATGCCGTCAGTGGCAGCTGGGTTACTTGCGTTAAGACTATTAATATAGGTGCCAGATTCAAGGGCCATATGGCAGTTCCTTCTTCGTGTTTCATGGTGGGACGCCCTGTTAAAGAGC